GACACATGCTGTGCCATTGCAAATGCTGTAATCGTAGGTGGAGTCCGTAGATCTGCTATGATTTCTCTCAGTGACCTGGGAGACCGTGAAATTGCCATGTGCAAGAGTGGTGCATGGTGGGAACAAGCCGGATTCCGGTCTTACGCCAATAACTCAGCCGTGTATCGCGGAAGACCCCCCATGGGACAGTTTCTTGAGGAGTGGACCTCTCTGTACAACTCCCACAGCGGAGAACGCGGCATGATCAATCGTAGGGCTCTACAAGAGCAAGCAGCGAAGTGGGGACGAGATGAAAACTGTGAATATGGTACTAATCCTTGCGCAGAAATTATTCTAAGACCCTTTGAATTTTGCAATCTTTCAACAGTCGTGGTTCGTATAGACGATACTTCCGCAAGCCTAAAGAAGAAGATTGAAATTGCCACTATTATTGGGACTGTGCAGTCTACTTTTGTGAAATTTCCTTATCTTCGTCCTGAGTGGAAGAAGAACTGTGAAGAGGAAAGATTGCTTGGTGTTTCCATGACAGGAATTTTTGATAATAAACTTACCAGTGGTCTTGAAGGTAAGCCAAAACTAGTTCGACTTCTTGAGAATTTGCGTGACCATGCAACGGCTACAAATCTCAAATGGGCAGAGAAGTTGGGTATTAATCCTAGCAAGTCAATCACTTGCGTCAAGCCAGAAGGCACTACTTCTTGCTTGGTGGATTCCGCTTCGGGTTTACATCCACGCTATGCGGATTATTATTTCCGCAGAATACGGTTGGACAAGAAAGATCCTTTGTATAACTTGATGAAGGATCAAGGAGTCCCGTGCGAGGATGATGTGATAAACCCAACTTCTACTGCCGTATTTACTTTTGCAATGAAGGCTCCTCGTGGTACTGTTACTACAGAAGATCTTCGTGCACTTGATCATCTTGATCTGTGGAAAACATATCAAGAACATTACTGTCATCACAAACCTTCTGTTACCGTCAACTATAAGGATAGTGAATTCCTTGAAGTAGGTAATTGGTTGTGGGAGAACTTTGATATGGCAACCGGTATTGCATTCTTACCAGGTGGTGATAATCATACATATGCTCAGGCACCATTTGAGCAAATTGATTCTGCAACATATGCAGCACATCCAAAGGTCAAGGTTAACTTCAATGATCTCATGAAGTATGAGTCAGAAGATAATACAGAAGTTGGTAAGGAGTTTGCCTGTAGTGCAGGTGGGTGTCAGATAGTATAAATCACGTTCTTCGGTAGCTCAGTTGGTAGTAGCGGAAAGCTGTTAACTTTCATGTCGCTGGTTCGAGTCCAGCCCGAGGAGTTTAAAAATCTGTAATAATTAATCCCCGTAAGGGGATTTTTTATTATAAATATTTTAGGCAGAGGTGATGGTTAATCCTCGTAATCCTTTTGGAGCCATTCGAAGTATACTCCATCGTATTACTAAGGAACCATCATCTCTGACCGAGGTATAAATATATATGTATACCATGTTAATAGGAATCGATTATTCAATAACTTGTCCTTGTTTATGTTTATTCGATGAACGCAAGTCATTTAAGTTTGATAATTGTTTTTTCTATTATCTCACCAATATTAAAAAATATGCTGATAAGATTGCACCAAATATTACTGGTGAATCATTTCAAGAATATATACAAGATGTAGATCGGTTTGACACAATATCAGAATGGGCAACCAATCTTTGTATTGGTGCTGCTGATGTTGGTATGGAAGGTTATGCCTATGGTGCTAAAGGTAGAGTATTCAATTTAGCCGAGAACATGGGTCTTCTCAAATACAAGCTCTATAAGCACGCCATTCCTGTAACCATCGTAGAGCCAGCCAAGGTCAAGAAATGCGCTACAGGCAAAGGTAACGCTGATAAACAGGTAATGTATGAGACCTTCAGCAAAGAAACAAACACTGATTTGAAATCAATGTTTGGTCAGAAAACTTTAAGTAATCCTGTTACAGATGTTATTGACAGTTATTATGTTTTAAAGGCTTTGATAGAATCTAAAAATTAACGAAGTCTTCTAACAGCATTAGAATTTAGACTGTTGTCCAATTTTTCATGGAATCTTTTTGGAACCTGACCACTGGATTTAATCTTATCAATAACTTCTTTGAATTGACTACCCATAGCTTTTGTAGGAGTAAGTGTAGCATCTGCCATTAATATTGGCTTGCTTTCACCCCAATTTCTAAAAACCTTTTTCTTTTTGCATTCTGGACATGGTTGTGTCAATGGAATGTCTCTATCTGATAAATTTAACATTTCATCAAATCCATGATCACAATTTTCACACTTAAAAGCATAATTGGGCATTATTTTTTCTTTCTAAAGGTAATTAGCATAGATTCAAACAAGAATCCATAAGAAGGTTCTTTTGGTCTATTTTTTAAAACCATTTGTGCTTCTTTTGGAGTTTTACTTCCTTTAAACAAATTACACTCTCTACATGATGCTACCATATTCACCCAAGAAGATGCTCCACCTTTAGAAGTAGGTATAATGTGGTCAATAGTAGCATCTTTGTTATTCATCTCTTTTCCACAATATTGACAGCAATACTGATCTCTTTTTAAAATATTTTGCCTAGATGCAGCAGCCTTTTTATAAGGTAATTTTACATAATACTTTAAAATTAAAATTTTGGGAATTTTTATAGTCTTAGATATAGAGACTACTTCAATAAATTCATCTGAGGAATCACCCCAAACTTTATCTCGGCTCATCAATTTAAAGGCTTTACTAATGGTAATGATATTAAGGGGTGTACTATCTTGGTTTAACAAGAGAACCTGTTTATTCATACCTTTTAAGTATTTATAGAAATCTAAATATTTCATAGCCATGGATAATAAACAAGATAGACTATTTTATTGGGAAGTCAAGGATTTTTTAATCAAAACAAAGAATCCGGACATCAATTCTGTTAAACGTGCATCAACATTAAAAGAAGACATTACAAAAATTATGTCATTAAATTCTCCTTTTTATGTTGATAAAGACGTGGTACAACCCCATATTTCAGATGAAATAAGAAATAGTGTATTGCCACTCATTTCTTTGAATGAAAGTTCTATTAAAAGTGCAACTCCAAGAAATGTTGGCTCTTCTCCTAACATCACATCAAATTTATTTAACTTAAGAGAAGCACCTTCATTTAGTGGATCTTTGGGTGGCGGTGCATCTCCAGGTAGTCTTAACCGTAGATCAAATAGTGGAAAGGGTTCATGGAAAGATGAAAATCCTGAGCTGTATGCTGCTAATGTAAAAAAACGTGAAGACGAAGAAACAGCACGTACAGCTCAACGTGCAACCAACGTACGACGAACAAAAGAAGATGAAACACTAGCCTATAATACTGCAAATCCTAGTAGTTCTTTACCAATGACTGATGGTATTGCAGATGATACAGCAGAAAATAGACAAAAGTTAACAAAGTTTAGAACAGATAATGATGATACAAGACAATCAGAAAGAATAGCTGCTGTTATTGACAGAACTTCAAAACAAGATCCTTCCACATTAAGTGCTAAAGATGCTGGTGAACTAGCATTAGCAAAGATAATGATGAAAGGTGGATCTCTTTCGACAGCAAGAGCTGGCTTTGAAAATAAAGTCAAAAGTAAAGTTGCAACACTACAAGGTAAAAATGTTCTTTCTCCAGAGCTTTCTAGTAACATTAGTAGTTTTCAAATGGAAGATGATATTGCTGCTCTTGCTGCTGCAAAGAAAACTCCAGAAGAAGCTGCACAAGACGCAGCTGCCCGGACTACAGCTACAGCTAGAAGTAAAGCATATTTTGATGCTGATACCGAATCAACATTTGATGTATCTAGAGACGCTACTCAAAGAGATGTCGCACAAAGAGAAAAAGATAATATTGCATATAAAGCACAACAGGCTGCTGCTCGTTATGAAAAAATGCAGGGTGTTAAGATTCAAGGTACCAATATGACTTATGGTCAGTTTAAGGCAAATACTGGTAGAGATTATGATGCCACAAGTAAAGATGACAGTTCGTTAGTAATTAAACAAGCTGGAGCTATGGGTGGAAGATATAGTTCAGCAGAAGCCAGAGATCTTGCTGGGTCAACCGATAGTATGATAAACCTGCAAAGAAATGCTAGTGAGGCACGAGCAGCTGAAGCTGGTAGACTTACACGTCAGGCTGACATATCTGCTCAAGAAAAAAGTGATTTTGATAATAATCCAACAATTAGAGCACAACAAATTGCTAAGGATAAAGCTTCTGTGATGCCACAGGTAATGGCTCAAATTAATGCTGAAAATAGTAAAAGAGATAGACTTGAAGCAGAAGGTAGAGCACTAGCAGCTGGAGATAAAGCTAAAATAGCCGCAGGTAAAGCAACTGCACTTAAAGCTTCTCTAGAAAAGAATAGTACCAGAATACCATCTCTAGGCTATGTTGATCCCGCTGAAATGGATCCTAGTAAAATGGGTCCACCAAAACCAAAGGTACCATTTATGTTAGGTGGTACTGAACAGAGACCAGCTAAAAAACCATTCTTACCAACTCCAACGGGTAATGATGATGATTATGCAAATATGGTTGCTAGAGATACTACATTTAAATCAGATTTAGAAAAGTATAGTACTGGAATACCAAATGCTGAACCTGAAGAAATGGGTCCACCAAAACCAGATAGCTTTATGTTGAATAATACTCAACAGATACCAGAAAAACAACCATTCTTACCAACTAGAACAGGTGTAGGTGATGCTGCATATGCTGCTGGTAGAGCAGAAGAAAAAGCAAAAAGACAAGAAGCTGATGCTATGTTTGTAAATGGTAAAATAAATCCAGAATATCAAAAAGATTTAGATATGGCAAGTGGAAAAATATCAAATAAATTATATGGAAGTCAAACAGGATATCCATTAGGAGATGAAAGTCTTGTAACTATACCACAAGAGGAATTTGGTGATGTAAATGTAGTTGGAGGATATAAAACTAATGACCCAGACCTAGAGAATACTTCTCCCAACTTAGTTCAAGATACTATAAATAATCGAGCAAATCTTATTAGACAGAAAGCACGTAGAGAAGCAGAAACAACTAGATCAAAAAGATTAGAGGCTCAAAAACAAAAAGCAGAAGCTGAAAAACAAACTAAATTACAAACAGCAGAGGATGAAAGACAACAAAGAGAGTATGAAATGCAACGTTCTTCTCCTCCTCCTTCTTTGCTTTCTGGTATAAACCCAAATGAGGGACCAAGACCAGAATTTAATACACCTCCATCTGAATATGGTCCATCCTTATTGGGAGATATTATGCAATCGGGTGCATCCACTACTCCGGGTACATCAACTACTTCTAGACCTGCAGTTGCTCCAGGAAGTCCAAAAGCAATTGAAGATCAACTTAAACGTCTTAGAGGGCAATAATAATGAGTAAAAAACATTTTATTATAAAATATTTTTTAGAACAAAGATATCAACAAAATATTTTGAATGAAGCTCTCGATGATGGTGGGAACGATAGTTTTTCTTATAATAAGTTGCGTAAAGCAAAGGGTCCTAGACCTGAAGATTTGTTAAACATGTATGCTGATGCCGCTTATGAATATGTTCCAGGTGTTGCGGGTATGGCACAGGCTGAAGTTCCATTTGCTAAAAAAGATCCAGTTGCATATGATAAAGCAAGATCAATATTTGCTAAAGCATTAGTCGATGCTCGTAAAGAAGCTTTTGATGATCGTCAAAAACTTATTGCTAATGGTATAGCTGACCCTATAAAAGTTGATGAAACTGAAATCTTAAAGAAAGCTTTAGCAAAGAAACCAGAACTTGCTCAAATATTGACAAGAGATGAATATGAAAGTCTAGCTGGAGATATAACAAATCCATTAGAATTGAATGTATCTGTAAAAGATGAAAAAACTGGAAATGAATATTCTAAACTTCCAATTACAATGGATAAATGGGGTGGAATAGATGATAATCATGCAGCACTTTATGGTTTCTTACGTGGTGCTCAAGATAGTTTAACCACACCAGAAGGCTTAGCTATGGCTGCAGCTGGTGGTGCAGTATTTAAAGGTGCAGGTATGGCAGCTCAATTTGGAGGAAAATTAATTGCTCCAAAACTTGCACCCTTTGTACCTGCAGCTGCCGCATCTCTTGTAAAATGGGTTCCGGGAAGCATTGGAAGAGCAAGAGGTGCTGAAGCGATTGGTTCTGCTGCAGGACAATATGCGGTAAATCTAGGTGGTGCTGGATTATTAGCAGCTGGTGCTATTGATGCAAACCAAAATAATCAACTTCCACGGTATTTTGGACAAATTGCTGGTGGTGTTGGCCCTTTTGCAGTTGGTAGTAAAACGGCTGGATTAGCACCAGCAGCAGGAAAAGCAGTATATGCCAAAGCGTCTAGTGCTGCATCTAGTGCTGCATCTAGTGCTGCATCTACGCTAAGAGATATACCAGGAAATTTAAACACTGGTATTAAAGAATTAATTCCTGATTTTAGGACCAGAATTATTAGAAGAAAACCACAACGTTTTCAATTAGATACTGGTGATTATCTTGAACCTATAGATCCTACAATTCCTGATCAAAGATCTGTTTGGGATACATCAATCCAAGAGCCATCGATTTATGATCCTACTACACCGTTACCATCTAATAGTGGATCATCAACTTCTGCACGAGTAGACCAAATGAGTCCAGGAAAACGGGGTGCTGTAGCTAGTATGGCAGCTATTCTTGCAGCTAATAGTGCTGGTATTCCATCTAAAAACGTAGATGTTTTTGCACCAAATTCTGCAATGGTTTCTGTAGAAACTGGGGTTCCTTCAAGCTCACCTTCAACACCTAGAACAACACAAAGTTCATCAAGTAGCGGTGGTGGTGGTGGTGGTAGAGCAGTTACTCCTCCAGTAAGATCTCAGCAACCTTCTGTAGCTTCATCAAATAGTTCACCAAGAGCTCAAACACAAACCAGTACAAACACACGAACCTCTGGTATGCAATCTCAAGCTACTAGTCAGTCAAGTCCTTCTAAATCTGTAAACGTATCTTCACAAATACCACAAGGTAAACAAAGTCAAGCAGGAACACAAACTCAAGGTCAAAACCAAAATCAAGGTCAAAACCAAACTCAAGGTCAAACAAAAACTACAAGTTCTACATTTGTTACACCTCCAGGAGGAGGAGGTTTACTTCCCCCACCAAACAAAATAGATGTAAAAATTCCAGAAAAAATACCAGGTAAACCAGGTGAAACTCCAATATTACCATTTCCACCAATGGGTGGTAATGGTTCTGGTAAAGGTTCTTATGATAGTGATGATTCTCTAAGAATGAAGGGTGGTGATATTAGTGCCATGCTTCAAAATTTATATCAGACAGCCCGTACTATTAGACTTAGATAATAAAATTTGTAATTTATATAACGTGTGTTATACTTATCAGAATGTGTATTCATGAATAACTTTTTACATAAACCAATAGAAATTGACAATAAATTAAAAGAAGTTACCGTTGATGGTAAACGCTTTTATGAAACTCCAGGTGGCATTTTCCCAAGTGTTACTTCAGTAGTAGGCTGGGATAAACAAAACTTTTTTGCTGAATGGAGAAGAAAAAATCCAGAAGAAAGCAGAAGAGTTCTTGCTAGAGGAACCAAATTACATAGTATAATTGAAAGTTATTTAAATAACGAAGAAATTGACTTTGATAATATGCTTCCAAATTTTAAAGTTCTGTTTAATCAAATCAAACCAGAACTTGACAAAATCCAAAATATAGTTGCTATTGAAACACCACTGTGGTCTAAGACATTGGGTCTTGCAGGAAGAACAGATTGTATTGCTGAATACGATGGTAAACTTTCAATTATAGATTTTAAAGCCAGTAGTAAAGAAAAAAGAAAACAAGACGTTGAAAGTTATTTTACACAAGCAACAGCATATGCATTAATGTTTCAGGAAAGAACTGGAATTATTGTAGAAAACTTTGCCATTCTTATTTCATGTGAAGATGGTTTAACACAAGTATTTCAAAATAAACCTATAAAATATGTCAAGAAATTAAAAAATGTAATAGTGAGTTATAATAATAATCATGGAATATCATGAAATAAAATCGTTAGAACAAATAGTCAATACTCGTGGGAGTAAACTTTGGATTAAGATGAATGATAATTCCAAAGCAGCAAATCAAAGAAACGCATTTATTGCACAACATGGTGGATTTTTTAAACAAAATGGTAGATCATGGCAATGGATTCCACCAGAAGATGAAAAAAATGGATATTGGTTAAAACGAGCCGATACTGGTGAAAAAACATTCTTTACTAACATGGCAGAATTTGCTAAAGCCCAAGGAATGACATCTGGAAAAATATGTGAGCTTTTAAATGGAACTCGTAAAACCTATAAGGGTTGGACAGCAGTAGAAGTACGTGCGACTAAAGCAACCGAGGGTGCCCATTTTAAAGTTAAAAAAGCCCTACCACAAAAGATAGCAATCACTAAGCAGGTTGTGTTCCAGGATATGAATACAAAACAGCTAATTGTTGTAGATAATGTTAGAGAATTTGCTAAAAACAACAATTTAAGTTCAAAGGCCCTCTACCGTGTCAGTAATGGTAGAGCTAAAAGCCATAAAAATTTAATACTTTACAATCCTTTCAGTAATAAAGGGGATTTTAATAGTGATAAATAAAGATAGATGAACTTCAAAGATCTTTTAAAGTTAACCGAAGCCTCCCGCACTGCCTCCGACTCCTTTAGGACTACGGGGGAAGCTGTTGCTAAAGAAAAGGCTACTGGTAACGCATCTACTAATAAATCAAAGGATGCAGCTCGTAAAAGAGTTGAAAGATCAAAACAAATCCCAAGAGATAGAAAATCTAAAGGGGAATTAGTAAAAGAAGTTATTGCTGTAAAAACTGCTTCTGGTAGAATCCAATTAATTTTTAAAGATTCTTTTAATAAAGAAACCCATGTAAAATTAAATAAAGGAGATACATTAACGGAAGATGAAGCAAAGAGTTTTACAAATGATCCAAAATTTGAACAGACTCGTGCTTCTAAATTACTATTTGGTGAATTAAAGAAACAAGAAGATAAAGAAGAAAAGACACCAAAAACAGCTGAAAAAACTGGTGATAAACCAAAAGCAAAAGAAGGTGAGCAAGAAACCGCTGAAGCTCAACCACAGAAAGCTAAACGTCTATCTAAACAAGAGATTTTACAAGCCATGCAGGGTATGGATACCAATCAAATGGCATCTATGCCATTAGAGTTACAACAAGAATACTTTAAGAGTATTAGAGCTCCTAAAAAGTCTCAAGAGTTTGATAATATTACATTTGAAGCACTTACCAATCAATTTGGTATTAATACTACCTCAAATTTACCATATAATCAACAAGTAATAAATGCTTTAATTTTTGCTGCCAAATTAAAAGCTGGAGCAAGCGAACAAGAACTTAATTCATTATTTTCTGGATCAGCTAATTCTTTAGATTTTACAAAGACTGCTTTTTTACAAGCAAATAAAATTTTATCACAAATTGGTGACGAATGTATTCAGAATCTATTATCAAGTATTGAATCTGGTAATTCTAGTATGTATTCTGATGGTGTTCCAGAATTACAATGTGGTGAATATAAATTTAAAATTTCTGCTGGTGGTGAATTTACCATGAGTACAAATTCACTAAACCAAAGTGGAAAAATTGTTAGAGGTATTATTGGTAATGCATTGACCAAAACAATAATGGATCCAGAAATAGCAAAATCAGATCCATATGTAAAGAAACTTTTAACAGATGTAGAAGCATCAGGTGAAAAGTTTTCACCACAATTGTTACCAGATCAATCAATTCAAATGATTTTAAGTAATCCGGATCTGGTAGCTAAATTTCAATCATATGAAATTTTTTCTCCATCAGGACAAAGCTTAGGTTTTGCAATAGATAAAGCTGGAAATATAAATCCAGCAGTTTCTGTTTCAGCATACGAATCTTCAATTAAAAAATCTGGTAGTGAATTGTTTAAAGGTGGAAAAAAGAACTCATTTTTAGTTTCTTTAACTAAGAATATATTAAAATCATCTTTACGTGGAGATGGTTTAGTTGATCCTAAAAATGCACCTAATCATATAATAACAACAAATGGTGTATTTCCAATGTCTGATGATTATATGGGGGAGATTGCTAATACTGCTTCTATTACTGTTAAACAGAATGAGCAAGCATTAGATACTTCTAATATATCTACATATAAAAAATCCAGTATTCAAAATTTACAAAAATGGCGAACAGTTATTGAAGCAACAGAAGACAAATCCGCTCTCAATAAACTTTTTCAAGATAGAAAAAGTATTGACCCATTAGCAATAATTGTAAAAAATTCAATAGATAATTTATCTTTTGATATTAATGCTAGTCTGTTACCTGGATTTAAACCAGAAGATCTTAATTCTGTAGAATACAATTATATTACTATTGGAAAAAAGACAATTAAGATTCCAGTAAATAAAACTGAAACAGTTACTGATAAATTATTAGGTGAAAATTATTTTGTGATTAATGAAATGCTTGTTGAATCTTTAACAAATAATTTTTTATTATCTAAATTGAATAAGGTTAGTATTATTTCTGACACGGAAAGAAATATTATTGAACATTATGGTCCTCTTCTTTTAGCAGAAGATGATCTACGCGCTGGATGTTTAATTCCAATTTTAAATAAAATTTACTCATATACAATTGAAAATACAGAATATCTTATTCCTTTGTTTGAAGATATTATTTCTGATAATTTAGAAGAAAAGTATATTAGAAATTATAAAAAAGAATATAAGAATTATCACGGTAAACCAAAGCAGAAAAAAGAACGTGCATCAAGAACTGCGGCACGTGAACTTATGATCAAAAAGGGTGTTGTAAAAAAAGGATCTAAAAAGGATATTGATCATAAAAATGCTATTCGTAATGGTGGTTCTAACAGTGTAAAGAATTTACGTGTTAGAGACCGTTCAGAAAACCGAGCCGACAATGGTCATCATAAAGGTGAAACCCAAAACAGGAACTGATTATGAATTCTAAAAATGTTAACATTTTACTTGAAAAAATTTTTGCTGAAACAGGACTTGGTAAATGGTTAGCTAAGAAAGCTGCCAAGAATAATTCTAGTTCTATTAAAAAGCGTAATGCTGATAAGAAAAGTAAAAAAGAAAACACAGAGAGTAAAGGCAAGAAGCCTGTATTTGTAAAAACTGGTGTTTCTGAAATTAAAGAATCTTATAATGTGTTTTCAGTAGAAGGTGCTTCTAACGTATTTACAATGAATTTTGATACAATTGAAGCAAACGAATTGCTTCCATGTGATGTAATTATCAATGAATCGGGTCAAATGTTAGAAGTAGATTATATCGAAGAGTCTAATGGACTTTATCATGTAACTTTTGTTAATAATAATTGTGAAAGTACTGAAATTTTTGAATCTAATACTATAATGGGTTTTGTAGATAATATTGAAAATACTTCATATAATGAATATAATGAAAAAATTGAAATATATGAAGAAGGAAACAAAAAAGTAAAATTGAATAAAATTATGTCTGGTGATGTTAAAAAGTATAAGGTTTTTGTAAAGAATGACAGAGGTAATGTAGTTAAAGTTAATTTTGGTGACCCAAACATGGAAATTAAACGAGATAATCCAGCTCGCCGTCGCAATTTCCGTGCAAGACACAGATGTGATACCCCTGGACCGCGCTGGAAGGCACGCTACTGGGCTTGTAGGACTTGGAGTACCAAATCCGTATCTGATATGTTGAAAGAGGGCACAGAGGTTTTACCAGATAATAAAGTAAAAACTGTAACTAAAGCTATTTCTGCTAATACACTTAATTCCTTGCTTTCAAAACCGTATGATCCCAATTTGTATGGGTTAATGAATAAGAAAATAATTCATAACTAAATATAAAGAACACCAATGAAATTTAAACAATTATTAACCAAAATTAACGTATTACAAGAAAACGCACCAGAACATACCTTTGGTGGTGGTCTTTATATTGGTGATCCTCAAGGTAAATTGGGTCAATCAGCTTTAACTGATAAGGGTACATTTAACTTAAAGCTCCCACACTCAATTGATGCAATCAATGCTATGCTTTATGGCTTCTCATCAAGAGAATACATTGATCCAGATGGAGTAATGGCAGTAATCAAGCAAAAGTTAAATCACTTTGGTTTTGATTTTGGATATAAGGCTGCATTACAAGACGGACTAAACACATTTGAGTTAGTTCAATATGGTAGTCCTCAGCTTGGTGTGTATGGACAGAATCCTTACGATGATGTAAATGTAACAGGTTTTAGTCAAGGTGATGGAATTAAAGAAAAATTAGGACATTCGTTAGCCTTATCAGTTACTGTTACCAAACAACCAAATTTCTTAAAGAAACTTACTATAACAATTGTACCCAGTGGTGATTCTTCATTAAATAGTGGGACCGATTGTGGCTGCATGTCTTAACCTAACAATGAATCCAAAAACAAGCTTTTTGAATGAAGAAGACTTTTTAGACTTCTGTCAAAAGACTTATTTTAATCCAGAATGTTCTGGAAAAAATGAATTTATTGATGATTTAAAGCGTATTAAGTACGTCAAAAGATTATTACAAAAGATTCATAAGCATAAGACTTTAAAATCTATAAGAGAACGTCTTATAATGAACCATATTATTATTTTAAAAAATGTATTTGGTGAAGAGAATTGTATTCGAATTTTGTTTTATAAATTAGAACCAAGATTGCATTCATATTTGAAATCTTTTCTTGTATTTTTAGAATTTGGTGCTGTGTCTATTCCAGAAGTTAATTACAATAAAATTAATACCGATCCTAGAGTTGACAGAAAATTGTTACAAGCTGAAAACTAAATATTAGTATATGCACTCTTCATCAGCTTACATACCATCATTCTCATTATCCAAATTTTCTGAAACTGTTACGGCTCCTTATACGAGTCTAGCAGCTTTTTCATCTGGAGTAATTGATGCAAATGGCAATCTACTTAAACCTGAAAGTAGCATAGATCCTTACGAATACTTTATAATTAAATTGAAGAAGATTTTTGATCAACTTCCTATGAGCTATACTAAAGCTCGTTTAGCTAGTTACGTATCTACTTTTCAAATGTTTAATGAGGAAGCAGAATCATTTGGATTAAATTCTAGTGAATTTTTATTCTTTATTGAAGGATATCTTGAATCTGGTTTATTAATCAATGAAGATATGGGTGTTGGTATGATTTCTGGTGGTGGTGCTCCAGGTACTCTTGGTACTCCACAAGTTGTACAGAATTCTGGTGCAGTGATGGGATATGAAAAACCATTAGATATACCTATGTTTACTCGTATGCCAGTAGAAATGTTTGATGTTGATGATGTTGAATTTAAGAATTTTAAAAATGCTAAAGCCTGGAAGCATATTCCAGATAGTGAAACAAAAAGATATCTTAAGAGATTTCAACAAAGAAATCCTTCAGGTAAGATGGCTATAAGATCTAATAAAGATATTCATTGGCTTTCATATCCTGCTAAAAGTTTTATTGAAGAATATGATTTAGGATTTTTAAATATCTTAAATGAAAATTCTACTATAAATACCTACAATGATGCAGATGATAAATTAGGAGATCCTGCTATTGCAACCTTAACAGATCAAGAGGAAAGTAAGAAAAATAAAAAAGGTTATATTCACCCAAGACCAGCAGTAAGTCATGCTGAAGAATTTAAAACTAATCTTCAAACATTAATAGGCTTACATAGAAACGCTACAAGACCATCACATGCATCAGAATATGCTGCTAGATTACTTTTTCATATAGCAGATTATCATGCTATGAAAGATACTCCACATATTGGACAATATATGGATGCAACATTCCAACAACTCAGAAGTAGCCCAAGTGGAAATGATACAAAAACAAAAGTTGGAGATATTATACGTCCAAATATTTCTGGTTCAGAAGTTTCAATAAACCCACTTGAGTTTAAAACGACTAAAGGTTCAATATCAAAAACTTTTTCAGCAGATGAGATTGAGGATTTTTATGAAAAAAATAAAGATGCATTAAGTGCATGGGGAGAAACCACACCAGGATCAACACAAAGATTTGTATATCCAAAACCAAGAATACAACCAGAACAATCTCAAAAAAGACAAGATCAATTTACAAGCGTTGTAACTTCTACATTAGATCAAGAAGAAATGGAAAGAATAAAAAAAGCCACTGAAGACAAATCTACAAGATCAATGGTTATAGAACATCCTGAAACAGGACGTTTTCATTATACTTTACCAGAAAAACAAAAACCTAAATTTGGGTTTAAATGGGGGCAAGGTCCAAGAAATTTAGGAAGAGATTATGGAAGGCATCAGCCAAATTTTAGAATGGATGTTAAAATTCCTACAGATTCTTCAGATATTTTTACATTAGATCAAGCTGCTCATGATACTGCATTAGCATATGTAGATCCTAAAGATCTCGAATATCTTAAAAAACTAACAAGTGTACATCTATAAAAATCCCCCTTTCGGGGGATTTTTTTATTCCTGAATAAACGTCTTACAACACTTAGGCTTTGAACAGCCAGTATTTTCTCTGGCTTCACTAATTATCTTAGTGTGAGCATCATCCCAACCAGTAGCCCATTCTTGCCAATATACACTGGTAGACTCATAAACATTAGATGCCTTCTCTGCACCACCCATACGTGCTGAATATCCCTTTTGGTATGCTTCACCTGCAATATATGTCATTGGAATTCTCCTGAATTATCAATTGGCTTAATAATAATTTGACTAAGTAACTTATCTAGTGCCTTGACATGTGCAAATTGTTCTTGAATAGCAAGATATCCACGAATCTCAATAAGTTTAAAATACTCTTCTTGACTAAATGGAGTAGTCTTAGGTTTATGCTTAATAGGTCTACGAGAATGCTTTGGTGGGTTGTTTGGATTAAATGGTTTCTTTTTATTTTCTTTACTCCATTGATCTAAAATATCATCCATGTTAAGGTAGTCACGAAGACTATCTGCAGGGTTCTCACCATTACGCATTTGATCCCACATCTTCTTAAACTCTGGGCTACTATTACCAAAGAAGAAGAATCCATTATGTGGATTATTCTCTTCGCTATCGTCACCATTTTGCCAATTTCTAAAATCGTTATAATCTGAATTTCCCATTAGTTTCCTTTAGACATCAAAAAATTGTTCGTAAACTTGCTTACCACGGTTATCTGTTACAGAGACAAATCGAACATGGCGTTCAATTGAATCACTAATATTTAGGGGATCCTTGGGACCAAACTCAATGGTCTTGATCCATGCAGGACATCCACCAATAGAAATACGAACCTCAGTTCCATTTGCATCAGTTCCATAAAAATCAAAGGAAGATTTCTCTCCATTATAATATGTGAAAAAACAATCAATATGATCATACTTCTTTCGAAGTTCATCAAACGACATCATTGTGGCAGTTTTAGCCATTAGGCAGTCTCTTTTCCTTGACACATACAGGAAGTTGTCCACTCGCGTCAAGACTGCGAAGTGTACCAACACGAGCCTTCATAAGGCTCTGAATACGATTGCGCTTCATGCGTTCTTCACGCTTTCTATGAGCACGTTTAGTAGTACGTTGTTTTGAGTTAGGCATAATAATATACTCCTGTTTATTTATTCGTCAAGTAAATCGATTTTAGATTGAAGATCATCTAATTTGTCAGTCATTTCTTCTAACTTACTAGTAAAGTCAAGAAAGTGTTTAGAACTTAAAACTGCTTCAAGTCTTTTAAGTCTACTTTCTAGAGCAAGATTTTGAGCCTCTAATGCTTTCATTCTATCATTGAGTGCTTGATTGATAGCAACTTGGTTTGACCCAGGTTCCTGTAAACCATTTAGATGTGGATCATATTCATAATGTTTAGGGGATTTATACATTTTTTTAACTCGCTTGGTTTCATCCATCTGTTTTAATATAGACTCTGAAATATGATATGATTTTTTTTTAATTGGATCTAAAACAATATCTTTCATAGAAAGCTTAACTTTTTTAGGTGAATCTGAGGGTGTTTCCATAGTCATATTGTACACATATAAAAGGAGAAGTCAAATAATAAATGCAAAAGGAGGGATTCGAACCTTCGTAGAAATTAATCAGCAGATTTACAGTCTGCCCTCGTTGACCGCTTGAGTACTTTTGCGTAGGTTATTTAGGTGATTTTTTAGACTTTTTCTTTACTGGCTTCTTCTTAAAAATTGCTTCATAATTTTTGCCATATTGTTCCAAATTTACGTGTCTGGGGGAACTTCCCTTACCTGCACCATGAGAACCATAAGTCATAGAGGAAGTATAGCACATAGAACTTTTGTGTCAACTAAATAATAATATGAAGAATAAAGGTTATTACGGTTGGATTCATTCCTTAAACGAAGCTGGTATTCAAGCCCAACGCAATGGATTTGAAATTCTTGCAGAACAACGTTCATATAAAGGTGAACTATTAAATGAAGCTAATAAACCTAATCGTAGTGAAGCAGGAATAGCTGCAAAAAGAGCTCGTGAAGCTGCAGATACTGTAAAGAGGCGTGAAAATAGAATAGCCGCTGCTAAAGCAGCAGCTGATACTGCAAGTTCCGGTGGTGGAGAACTAAGTGATTTTGATTTTGATGGATTTCAGGATAGAGTTGCAGAAGTCAGAGCTGAAAAACAAGCTGCTGGTAGTGGTGTTCAACGTATAGAAACTGGAGCTAATTTAGGTAAAGCTAATATAACTCCACAAACTTTAGATCCAAATTTAGAAACTGTTCCAAGATATCCAGATTATCCAATTGCACGAGAAGCACGAGCAGAAACTGCACGACTAAGTATTCCTGCAGGAGACGCTAATGCTGTTGCAGCGGATGCATCAGATTATGTAATGGGTGATGAAGAACCAGAAGATGAAGGTAAATACGAACTTCCTACACAAAACTGGAAATCAATCAGGATGGAATCAGTATCACAAAAGATTTCTAGAATAATGAATGAAGGTAAAAAAGCTGTTCGTGGACGTATCGTCACTGGAGGTGATTCTGAAATTCCTGCTAGAAATCCAAATAGTTTAGATGCTCCAAAAGGAATTTTCAGAGGAACCGAATCTCCTAGTGAAAAAGTTGGAAGAATTTTAGAAATTGTTCGTGATGGTCCAGAAAAACACGGTGAAGAAATACATAGTTGGGCATCAAGTACATTAGATACAATGCAAAAACAATTACGTAAAAATTAAAGATCTGGGTTTCCGATTTCTCGAGTCCATTCCCATTCTTCCCATAACATTTTAGCAAAATCGTCGTCAGGATCATGACGGCGCATTTCTAATTCTGCTAGACCCGGTGCTGAGATAGCAGCATCCATTTCCCATGATAGCCAAAACCACTCACCTTTTTTAAGAAGGTTGTTGGTAATGAGACATCGAATGTCTTTAGACACAATTTAAAATAATTCGTATGCTTGAACTGGTGTTGATGCAGTATAACCAGCAGTATACATTGGAAATATTAAAGATTGGCTTATTGCTAATGTAATAGGACCAGCACTTATTATATTTTTTGATGGATCTTTAACTTGAAAAGTTATTGATCCAGCAGTTAAACCGTTAACAACTAATACGGCTTCATTAGACAGCCCACCAGTAGCAATCAAGTTTGATCCAAACGCTTTTACTCTTCTAAATGTTCTCATAATATTATTTATTCTTAAAAAAGTTCATATCCCAAAATAATCGAAGCAGAGCTAAATGACCTAACATGAAATGGTACTATAACATAATGCGGTCTTGTTTGTGTAGCTGGACTTGTAGCTTTTATACCCAAACCAAATGTCATACCAGATATTGTATTATCAATATTTAAAATATTAACATATACATTAGCAGTACTTGAATCATTATTTATTAAGAATACACCTTTATTACCTACACTTGCTGCAGTATTATTACTTAAAGGTTTTGCTTTTCTGTATAGTCTCATATTAGTATAATGTAATTATAATTGGTTTTAGATCTATGGAAGTAATATTAAAATTTAATTTTCTATAGGTAATTGGAAAAAAATATGATCCAGATGCAGTACTAGTACTAGTTATATCAGGAAGAAATGAAATATTTGTTGAGATGCTACCAGTTGAAAACATTCTTTTAAATTGTAAAAACATATCATTAAAACTACCACTTTCTGCAGAGATGCTTAACTGATTTAATTGCATGATATTAAGAACAATTTCTGATTTATCTGGTGTTAGGCATGTTACTGTTGGTAATATTGGGACTCCAGTTGTAGAATCAAGTCCCGCAATATAAATAAAACCTTTATTATTACCATTACCTGGTGGGGTATATGAAAATGTACCTGTTTGTGTTAGGTGGTGAACATAAGGTTTATAATCGTATTCTACAATCATTCTACCATATTTAGGAATCTTTAAATGATTCGCTTAACCAGAATGATTTTAAAATTTCTTCATTTTCTACAAAATTTGACATCCAAATACAATGATACTTATTGTGTTTTACTGGCTTACATACACCAACATGATATGCTGCGTCTTCATTGTATTGATTCACAACAACTTTAAAATTGTTTTTACTTTCAACTTCATCTATAAAAGATTGAATAAAAGCTGGATAAACCTTTACAGGTACTGGTGGAAGAATTGGAGATTTTCTTTTTTTAGCTGGAGCTGTTTTGCGTATTTTTGCCATGATTATGTACATAGACTATAATATATAAATAGTATTATGCAAGAAATAAATGAAGGTAATGTTTACGATATGCAGAATGTTTTTGGTTCTAAACTAAATTCTTCTGCTCTAGGCATTAAAAAAATCAACAAAGAAATTAAATCTCAACTATTTGATTCTTTTAAACGCAATAAAATTAAGAATAAAAAAGAAATAGTTAAAAAAACTTTGAATGGTATTTTTGAAGCTGCAGCACCTGTACTACAGCCAGGTAAAGGTCAAGAAAGTATTGGTAATGTATTCCTAGCATTTGGTGCAGAAAACCAAACTGGTGCAGAGGCAGTAATTGTAGCAAATGTTCCCGGAACATCAATAAATACAGCAAGTTTTGGTATGGGATTTGAAGTTGCTCCAAATTTAACAGCTTCAGTGCAACAATTTGTTAATCAATACGCAGATAAAACTGATAATAGTTCTGTTAGCCGAGCCTATACAGATAAAGTAAAAGAAAAATTTAATTTAACACCAGAATCAAAAGTTGTAACATGGCAAACAATGAATAATGCTGTTGCCAACCACCTGAATCAAAATTTAAAAGCTTTATTACAAAAATATGATCTATATGTATCAGATGAAGTATCTGGTCGTGCAGCACCCAATGTTCCTACAGAAACTTATCATTATGATCAATTTTCTCGTCAAGTTTATAAAATTAAAAACTATAATGATAATGGCTCTAACGGAAATAACACATGAAAAAATCAATTTTATCTTTTAAAGCTTTTATGAATGAAGAATTGGCATTAGTTGGTCCTCCGGGTGGACCCGGTATGCCACAAATGGAAATGCCTCCGGGTGGTATGATGCCTCCTGGTATGTCTTCTAAAAAAGGTAAGAAAGGTATGAAAGGTATGCCGCAGCAACCAGCAGTTGATCCTTTAAAGCCTCAAAATTATCAAGGATTTACAAATACACCAGAAGAAGAATTAAGACTTAGAAAGCTAATAGAATTAGATACCGATAATCCTCTTACTGCACAAATTGAAAAACCAGAAAATGCATCTTGGCAGACTTTAAATACTGCTCAAGGAAATGCATATACAAGAGAAGTTATGAAATTAAAAGCATCACATGGAATGAGATAATAAATGAATCACTATAATAAAAAATATAATTTAAATGAAGGTCGAGTAATTAGAACTAATAATATTAATTATGGTGGATTTCCTAAAATTATTAATGAAGCTAATGCGCCTACGCCTAGTGTAATAACTGCTCAAAATCCTATGAATAGTGATGTTGCAGGAGGACCAGCTACACAAATTCCAGCTGGTCCTCCTGGAATTCTACCACCAGGAGAAGTGCCACCATTAAATACACCAGAATTTGACAGATGGTTTATTGAATGGCAAGAAGCAAATAATCCAAGACAATTAGATGGAGAATCACGAGAAGATTATCTTATAAGAAGAAGAGCATATGAGTATGATCTTTGGTTTCAGATTACATGGTGGATAGGACAACAAAGGATGTTACAACAAAGAAGTCAGTGAATCTAAAATGCTTTCTTTTAAAAAATTCTTAGAAGAAAATACTTCTTCAACTCTTGAATACCATGATGAACTAAATCCAAAGATTTGGGATGGTATGCAATTAAGAAAAGACATTAAAGCTAAACTTTTAGATATTGGGCGTACCTGGGTAGAGTGGGTTGGATTACCAGAAAGTGCAGTAGAAGATTATATTCTAGTTGGTGGTAATGCAAGTTATGCTTACACATCATATTCAGATATTGATCTTCACATTTTGGTTGATAAAAGAAAAATTGATAACTGCCCAAATTTAATAGATGACTACCTTAAAGATAAGAAACAACTTTGGTCACTAACTCATGATATAACCATTCTAGGGCATGATGTAGAAGTATACGCTCAAGACATCAAAGAACCGGTACCACCCGACCAGGGGGCTTATAGCGTGCTTAACGACCAATGGATAACCGAGCCCAAACATCAAGAAGTAAATTTAGAAGATCCAAGTATCGAAAAGAAAGTTACCGAATATATTGAAAAAATTGATGATTTAATTTCATCAAATGCAGAAGATGAATCTTTTGATAAATTAAAAGAAAAACTTAGAAATATGAGAAGTTCTGGACTCAAAAAGTCTGGAGAAGTAAGTATTGAGAATATGGTATTCAAGGAACTACGAAATAAGGGTTACTTGGATAAAATGAATGCATACATTAAATCAACACAGGATAAACGATTAAGTTTATAAATAATAATATGAATGACCTAGACTACTACAAAGCATTATACGAACAACTTCAAGCACAACTCAATCTTATTGAGAAACGATTTGATATTAGTAAGTTTAACAAATCAAAGAAGAAGAAGAATGGCAAGAAATCTACCAAAGATTATGATGGTGATGGTGAAGTAGAATCATCTAAGGATGAATACTTTGGATCCAAGGATAAGGCAATTAAAAAAGCCATTGATAAAAAGAAGAAAACTACTCTTAAAGAAGGTACAGTTATTTCTTATGGTCAAATAAGCTATGGTGGCTTCCCAAGAATTTTAAATGAACAAGAAAATGCAGGTCCTCGTAGATCTCGTGGTGGAATAGTTTACCCTAGTGAAGAATATGCTATATTGCATCAAGCTTCTCAAGAGGCTGCTGATGCTGCTGCTGCTGCAAATACTGCTGCTTTAAAATATCACCAAGAAGCAGCTAAAGACAGGCGTGGAGTATTTAGTAGACAAAACCCTGGAAGCAAAAATACTGCTCAACATTTGAAAGAGTTATCAGGAAGAATGGATCGAGATCCTACTATGCAACAACTAAGAGCTGATTTAGCTGCAGCACAGACTGCTTCGGGTGAAGCATATCGAGCATTAATAAAACACCCAGATCATCCAGAATTTATGAAAAAAGCACAATCACAAAGTAATTCTGTTTATGGTACTCGAGGAAACTTGGGCTCGTAAATATAAAAATCTTACTAAAATTTGAACCTTTAGTATGTCAGCCCCCGAGAAGTTCGGGGGTTGTTTCTTTTAATAAATAATATAGTATGAAAACCTTTAAACAATATTTACTTGAAGCTAATGATATAGTTCCTTTTGAATATAAAGATATACAACCAGCTAAAGCAGATCATCGTAATCATGTAATGGGTCAGTTCTTTTCTTTTATAAAAAAAGGAATACCACATTTAAAAGATGTTGATCCTGGTTTCTTAAAACATTTTCATAGCCATTTGGATCTTATGTTAGGTGAGGATCCAACACATTTTACAGAATTACATAAAACACTTACAACAGATGATGATGGACAACCCCAAAGAGCTGATTTATTTGATGCTATGCAAGCATTGTCAAGAAGAACAATGAATTCTCATATAAACGAATTAAAGAAAAAGAATCAGTATAATGATGATACGGATGATACAGCAGATTCTTCTAGAACTAAACTTCAAGATCATATTTTAAATATGTCTAAATTAGCACTGCAAACACGTAAAAAAGGTGATGCAGAATCTTTAGATGAGATTGAAATTTAATTAGTAGCCTGAACCCAATCTTGATGCACTAAATGGTTTCCACTGTAGCCATCTTTTAATTGAGTGGCATCCCAAAGAATCTCATCACCAACCTTGATGTCTTCAGTTAACTTATTACCAATAGCCAATACAGTACTCCAAATAAACTTAGAAGTAGAACGCTCTTGGTAGATGATACCAAACTCATTGGTCTTCTGTCCACCAAAAGTAGTCTTGACCCAAATGTATTTTCCGATAGGTTGAAACTTTGTCATATATATTTCCTTAACTAACTGAGGGTGAGAGAGTCGAACTCCCGACATTGGGAACCAAAGTCCCACGTTCTACCAACTGAACTAACCCTCAAAATCTGAACGGTGCTTCCTTCATACTTATAGCCTTCATACGAACACGTTCTTCTTCGCATAGAGTAATAACTTGGCTTCCTGCAGAACATTGTGTTCCAGGTTTTCCTGTTATCTGGCATACACTATATGATCTCTTTTCATATTCATTGATTATATCAGTAGCCTTGCCCCATAGATCAGTATCTTCTGTGAGAAAACTACAATAGAATCGAAGACCACCAAACTTTTCTTTAATCTGATCAATAGTGATACCAATCATAAAGTTTTCTTCATTGGGTGGATAATTGGCATATGACTCAACAAGTAGTGGAGTCAGTTTAGAACATAGTTCATCAACAAGGTCTACCCAACCATCAGGTAGATCAGACCACATTGCTTCTGACATATTAGCAAATACGAGTGGATGCTTCTCTGAAAGTTTTTTAATATTATTACTCATCTTTACCCTTTCCCCATCCCGTTCCATGTTTGTATGCGTTGATGATATCGTCTGTATACTTACCCGAGGCTTTGAGTACTCGAATTTCTTCAGCAGCATCACGACAAATATCATAAACTTCTTGGTTTACTGTGCGCCATTTATCAGCCATATTTCGCAATCTTGTTTCTATGTCGATCATAGTCTTTTGTTTTGTGTTCTTCCACTTTTATTTACAGGTGTTGTTACAGGTGCTACAACAGGAACTGGAACATTCCTAGTCATTGTATATGCTCCCCATGCTGCTTGTAGTTGAGCAATATCTGCTCCATCTACTTTACCGTCTCCATTAACATCCATAAAGATGTTGTTGTTTCCCCATGCACCTAGTAACAATGCCAAGTCTGCACCATCAACTTTACCATCATCGTTCAAGTCTTCGATCTTAGATGACAGCATAACATGAGTTACGGTATAACCATGTGATTTAATTTGAGCATTGATTGCACGAATCTCAGGAGCATTTACTTGCATCCCACCGTTCATTAATCCAACAAATATGGTATGCCCACCACCATCAATGACAAATGCAGGACTGCCGCTATCGCCACCCCAAATGACAGGCCATCCACCATTCTGTGCGCCGTCATTGATACCGTCTTGAATTGGAACAACACCAAACCCACTGCACACATCAGCACTACTTACAAAAGATTTGTCCATTGACATTTTGTATGCCTTGCTTTCGCACTCATGCACCCATACTGGATGAGTGAGTGGAATGTATCGCGCATCGGCGATATGATCGTAAATACAAACATCATTCTTAGGGAACTCCGACTCAAACTCTAATAGAGTGTGATCAGGCCCAATCGAGAAAGTTACCTTTACAACCTTGCGAGTATGCCTAGTTCCAGACTTACCCAAGAACGTGTAGGCTTCGTATTCTCCTACAGGACGACCTGGTCCTCTGTAGTGTTCACATATAAGTGCATGCTTTGGACTAATCAAAACAGCAGCAGGATTGCTAGTGTTCCAAAAATTAATATTGTCTGCAACATAGGGAGTAGTAAGATTACCTCGTAAGGCTACAGAATACTCTCGTGCAAATGCACGAGGACGTAAAGATACTCCCGACCAATCAACTGCGGCTCCTTGACAAGAAGAATTAAATCCTTTTTGTTCACCACCAACAAGTGGTACTAACGTAGCAGGAGCGTGATAGGTATGAATATCGTGAACAATGGGATTGTAGTTTTTTAGTATTGCCATAGTATTCTATTTATAGTGATCCTAATGGGATTTGAACCCATGTACTGAGATTGAAAGTCTCAGGTCCTAAACCAGGCTAGACGATAGGACCAATTTTATTCAAACTTTGCACGAATTTCAATTGAAAGAAATGCAACAATCAACCCAACAAAACTACCAACTACTGCACCTGTATAGTTAGTATGGTAAATAAACCCAATTATATTGATAACCACAAGAACAATGAGTGGTATAGTCAATTTATTGAAGAAATTTTTCATATGTTTATTATACTCCAAAAGACTTTGATGTCAAATATATTCTGATATAAATAGTTATATGAATTTCTTTAAAGACCATTTAAATCTATCAAATAATATTTACGATAACGCAAAAATTTTAAAAGATGCTCAAATTAAAAAGCAGCAAGAAGTTGTTGATCGTAATCCTACTACAAAATATTATCAAACTTTAGCTCTAAATTTACAAGAGCAAATTAATAATTTAAAGAAACAAATACTTTTAGAAGTAGGAGTAGTACCGCCTCCTCCTCCTGGAACAGCACCAGTACTTCCTGGATATATTCCTGGTGGTATATCGCCGAATCCACCTGCACCGGCTCCAGCACCGGCTCCAACACCGGCTCCAACGCCCCCTGCTCCTAACGCAACCCCTCAACCGCCATTCCCACGCATTAATCAATACCCTGATGGAGGAGAAAATAGTCCTGGCTATATAGAGGCATATCGTCTATGGACTCAATGGTTTTATAGTCAATCTCCGGAGTTCCAAGCATGGTGGCTAAGAGATAGAGCAAGAGGGGGTGGTGGAAACTCAATGCCAACATCACCTAGAATAAAACGTCCACGCCCAGGACCAACTCCCCGTAAAGGTGGCGGTTACTACCCAGGTGGTAACTAAAATAACAATAATTAATAAAAACTCTGAATCCTAAAAAGATTCAGAGTTTTTTTATTTAAACAATACTAAAATCTTTACGCTCCCCGTGGACCACCTGCCTTATGCTCGGTATCCCACGGGGGACAGTTGCTCATTCTCTCTGTATCCTTGGCATAGAATGTCATCTTCATCTCATAGTAATCTCGTTCCTTTGTGAGAAACTGAATTCTCTCTGATGCTTCACGCAACAGATCACGAACTACCTTGTGAGCAAAGTCGGAGTGTTCCTCCAACCGAGCCACAAGAGTGGATGCATCAGCAATAGGCGCATTGTCGTTTGTCATTGTCATAGCAATCTTTTCTCCAAAAGTAAGGGGTTTAATTCTCATTTGTATTCTTTCTACGGCGGTTACTAGTTCCACAGACAGTAAGCCCAATCATTGCTAAGACACTTGGGGCAGGAAGTGTGTAATACATATTATCCATAATAAAATGTTTTCCGTAAAAAGTATTGGCTATATGATTTTTAATCATTAGTGTATCAATCCGATCATCGGGACCAGGATAAGAACTAGTGCTTACTATAGTCTGTTGGGTATTGCTAATATTTTGCGCTAAGGAAAACACCACAACACCATTTCGCAAACCAACTAATTGAATATTTCCCATTGCCCAAACTGAGGTGAATACAGCCTGATTAAATTTCCACAGACTTCCATCTGCGCGAGAAATGTTATAAGTTGAATTGGTATTACTATTATAATATCCGCTATACAGTGCAGTAGTTCCGTTCACACCAATAGCATAGGCACCACTGCTTAAATAAGGATTGGGAATATTGTAGTAATACCAATTATCTTGTGAACCCCAATTATATGCACCTGATGTAAATGTAAATCCATCAACAAAATTTCTTAACTGTTCACCTGCATCATTACTTGAATTATAAGTGGACGGCAGATTTTCAAAGGTGACAATTCCAGCAGATGCGGAAGTTGTAATGGCAATGGTTGCAATTAAAATTTTCATATATTTTCTTTTCTAAACTTATTCATAAATTCACATTTGCAATGCTGAAACTCAACGTCATCAGTATGAATGAGAAGACCATCCCATTCATCACACCAATGCCATCCATTTTTGAGTTCCTCTGCTGTGAGCATGACGATAAAATCCTCATCGTCAAATGGCTGCATCAGAAAGTCAAATCGTGCTTGAGTCATTCCGTGTTTTATAAATTCTCCATCAGCCATTAGAATCCTTATTAATTTGCTTCAAATGCACGAATAGCAATTGATAATACAACAGCAAAACCAATTGAAAGTATTGCAAGTCCAAGTACAAGAGCAGCCATGATAGCAACAAAACTTACAAAGTTAGTCATATTACTTACCTACTGTAATGGTAACCTTCTGACAGAGTTGCAGACTCATAAGAAACAATGTACTTGCAGCAAACGTGAGCATGGCTAGAATAGCCACGTCAAGCAGTACAGAGAATGTACCCGGTGGGGGCATTAGTGATAGAGTATAACGTCTAGGAGCAGTCTTGGTAATTTTCTTTTTCATTTTAGTAGTCAATTTTATTCCTTCTGATTTTTTGAATTCTTCCATAACGGCGGCGAGCACAGGCAACGATTTTTTTGTACTCTAGAGCAGTACATTCAAAACCAAGATCAAAACTATTCTTACCCATCATCATACCCGAACCCATAAATTGCTTCGGGTAACGATTCTCTAATCCTCGAGAAATTTGAAAATAATTTCCACGATTGTAAACAAATGAGTAGTAATACTTCTTGGCTTTAACTTTTTTAAGTGTTTTGGTAATCATTTTATTTTTTTATTGTTATTTAATACGTGTTTAATAGAGTTGAGAGATTGTTTAGTTGGAACATATATTTTTTGTTCTGAAACCCATTCAGATGCCTTTACCATCCATGATGCTAATTTAAAAATTGCAATTGGATCATGAATATGTGCTTTCTTTGGGACATAGATACTCAGTTTTGTATGGTAAACTCGTATACTTCGTTCACCTGTTGGAGATTCAACACATTCAGAAATAAAACTTTTATTTGTAAACGGATGTGGTTTGGAAAACATTTTATTAAAATTTAATTATTGTTTTCAAGATCATTATCATCCGGTCCCGCAGACCATCCACCATCATCATCTTCGACTAAATCTTCGTAATCACTTTCAGTCTCACCAATTTGCTTTAACTTTCGGTATTCCCATACCGGCTGTGATGTTGCATTCCATTCATATAGAATGGCACGCATTACTTCAAGTTTTTCATGAAGAAGATCATTCTCTGCTTTCAGTATGTCTATTTCTTTGCTCATGTTTATGTTAATTCCAATTTTTATTTATAAGAGTATAGTGTCCGTCATTACGGATGAACTTAAGAATGTCATTAGCAAACTTTTTGTCACCATCAAAAAGAATGGTAACATTATCGACAAGCGTAGTGTATTTGAATTCAAACGCAGGCTACACCTTATACATCCTTTTAATGAACATATATTCATTGCCTCTAAAGGTGGCATGG